CCGTTATGCAGCAAAAAGGCGCAACCTTGGGTGCCGCGACTATGTGTATTGGTTTGGGGCAGGGTATTACCACGATTGTGGAGCGTTTGAACTAATTTAATTCGGTAAATTGATGCCGCGCGCGATAAATTTGCGTCATCTGCGCGATAAATAAAGGGGGCAATCTCTTGCCCCCATTGAAAACAAATTCCATTCTAGCAAATGCCTAGTACACCTTGTGTTGTCACCCTCTCTTTAAATCACGGTATAACTAAGTTCTGGCGAGATTCGGTACAACCCATCTCTGAATCGCAGCCGCTTGCCTGCAACAGCCACTGCTTCAATTAACTCACTACAGAACCACGAATCATCTTCAGCCCAGTTTCGGTGGAAGACAAACCCTAAAATGGCTGTCTGATCATAGGGTTTACCAATCTGTGCTCGCGCAAACTCCAATGCCGCTTGCTCATCGGGCAAATCAATTGTCACCTCGGCAATGGTTGGGTACTGACTGTAGATATCTGCTAGCAACCGCCGCCGTACACCACCATGTTGAAGTGTCGAGTCGATAACATGGGTATCGTCTTCAACATAAACGGTATGACTGAAGCGTGACCATGTGAAGAGGCGGATCAGCCAAGAGCCAATTGAGTTATTCGCGCAGTAGATAACTTTCATATCCAGCCTCAGCTAAAGTAGAGCTTGATTAGCGCTAACTGCTCATTGGGTGCAGCGGGCGTGTTAATAATGGAGTCTCGTAATGCAGCTGTCATCCCCTGCGCACTCAGCAGCCCGACCAGTGAGTTTAATGCTTGAGCCAAGTCGGTTCGTTTAAGATCAATCCACTTACGACTCATCGCATCTGTGACGATAGCTTTCACTGTTGTGTCAGTGCTGGTAAGAATTGCCATTTTGACCGCACCAAAGCGATCAAAGAAAGCGCCAACATCAAGTAGCCACGTTGTGTCGTATGTTTGAACCGGCGCTGGTGGTGGTGTAAAAATTTGATAACTCATGATGCCACCTTTATATAGCCAGTGAGCGGAAATGTGGTGCCACCGTTGCCAGCCTGCACCGCCAACCCCACTTTGGTTGGTTGGACAGAACGCCCAACGATGCCCGTTAAATCGTAAGTTCTGGTCACTGTTGAGCCCCCTGATATGGAGCAACTTGCTATCTGCTTCCCGTTTACGAACGATAGAGACAACACATTCACATAAGCCGCAGACGATAAAGAAACATCCTCGTAGGCCAATGAATCATACCAAGTCACCCCGTCATCATCGGAACACAGGAATGTGGGCGAACCTGATGCTGTTCGCCTTACAAAAATGACATAACGAGAACCGTCCCAGCTGGCTTTTGCCGCACCAGTGCCAATAGGTAATGCGCCAAATGCTACAGGATCTATGATGGTGAAATTAACGCCGTCTGTGGTTCTCAGCAAGCGGCCATCAGTCATGATGATCACTGTTGATGTTGATGAGCTTGCGGCTCTTAGCTTCCACGAGTCGCTTGATGTAAACGTAAAACCAGCCGGGATTGAGCAGGCTGTCTGTGTGTAGCCATCAGTTGTCTTATTGATGAAGTTGCTGCCAACAAACAAGAAAGCTGCTGCACAGGGCGACCAATAGGTGCCATTGATGAACCCAGAGGTACCACCTGCACCAACACGAGAAGTAAACGCAGAGCCATTGGTAGTTGTGTAGATAGCACCATTAGAGACGCCGCCTAGTGGAATACAGAGGCCTAACGTACCTGCGGTATTGGATACCATGTTTGCAATGTTAGTACTGACAGGCACCCCCGTCACTGCTGCGAATGCAGCCCCGCTGGCAGAACTGGCCACGCCAATAATACCGCCATTTGGACTTCCACCCACAGTGATGACAGTTCCCATCATCATAGAGCAGGATGCAAACGTGATGGCCGTTAAGCCTGCACTAAGCGATGTGCCGCTAAAGCTCAAATCTGCCCCTTGTCCAGCCTCACTGCCACCCGAAGAACCGTTACCACCCACATAGTAGTAGTTACCACCTTGATAGTAGATATTATTACCACTGCTATAACTCGTGAATGGACACGCAACAGCGGTTGGTAAATCGCGAACACAAAAGCCTTTATTATTTTTAAGAAGGCGTTGGTAGCGGGAACTCCACGTTGAGAAGTTCCCCGTTTTCAACCATGTGCCGCCCTCATCATCAAACATAATCGGGCAGTAAGGTGACATGAATTTCATATCACCCGCTCTAAAAGATGATGTGGTCTTACTGGGTAAACCTACACTTTGACCTTGCATAACTTAACCCTAATAACGTGCATATTGAGCGTTAACGACAACCTGTGCGGGGAGCGCTGAAACAGCAGCCTGCATAGATACGGCAATAATGTCGTTTTTGCCGATTTTGCGTTCGCTTCTCACAGTCGAGCCATCATTACTCCCACCCAAGATCTGCTGGCTTGCAACGCCGGATGTAATGCCAGAACCTGCGGTTACCGTCTGGCGCTGCCAGTTATACGCCTTGCAAACACGGGTACCAGACGTGAGACCAGCACTAGCAGCCAAGGGTGTACCTTGAAACGTAATTACCTGATTTACGATGCTAGTAATCATGCACGGAATACCATCTTGTCCAGAATTTCCATTGCCAGATGTACCAAATAACATCAGAGTTTCACCCACTTGGTAGCCCTCTGATACCCAAGTGCCAGTTGCCCTCCCCAGAGTGTTAGCCGTCGTTGTTAACAGTACGCTGGGAGTGGACATTACTCTGCAATGCCACAGCAAAATATCTTTTGCAGCCGCATCGCTACTGGTAGCAACTATGTCAAAGATTGACCCGCCGCCCAAAAACAGGGGGGATGGTGTGCCGGTTAACACGGCCGATGCTGGCGCCAAAACATCCAGCAAAATCTTGGCGACTGTGCCATTATTTGCATTAAAACCAACCGTGGCAGTACCGCCGTCGAATTCTGCCGGTACCACTCCCCACAATGCATTTGACATAAAAGCCCTCTCGCTCTTTAACTGTTGAAATAGCCGAATGAATTTAAAATCGCGATAGCATCAGGCACCGATAGCCCCCATGCGGCGGTAGTGCCATCGGTTGAAATACCTAAACCATAACCACCGGCTTGGGCTGGTAGAGCGGCGGCAAATGCCAAGCCATCTGCATAAGCTTTGATGGCATCACCGTAGGCTTTATTGATCGCTTCATCGTTGTAGATAGCAGTTGGAACATTGCGGATTCTGTTGTTATTGGCGTTCACGTCTTGCGTAAAACCAACACTCATCACCATGCACTGCTGAATGCGGGTAATAAGATCCGCTTGTCCACCACGCGCATTTTCCACCTCGGTAGCAACGGCTTGCGAGCGAGTGCGCAGCAGTTCTAAGCGCGCTATGTAGTCTGTTTGCGTTGCGGCAAAACTAATGTCTGACCAGTTCGCCATTTATGCCTCCTGTAACGTCAAAGGCGCGGTGTAACGGCCTACGCTTGTGGTGAGTTCTATGTCGTTGGTGAACTTGCATTGCATGGTGTTATCGCGCTCTAGCGCACCACCTTTACCTGGGTAAATACTTAAAAAAATGTCTTTTCTCAGCCCAACTAAACGCCCAACCTCTAACAGCCTTGGGCGGTCAGTTTCATCTAACCAATCCAATGAAACGGTGAGTGAGCGATAGGGTTCTGTCGCATCACTGCGAAGACTGCCGCCGTCTGTTCGGCGCTGGCGGGTTGATTCAGTCCACTTCAATTTCAGTCCGTAACTTGGGCCATTGATGGGTTCGATATAGTTGCCAATAAACAACCTTGCGGCCTGTAAAAAACCATCGGGATTCGCTGAATCTGAGAGCGTAATCACTACGACCATACCCGCTACTGGTGCAAACCACATGGTGCTAAATGCGTAAGCCCAGCCGGTAAATACAGAGGCACCCAAGGGTTCAATACCCCAACTTAAATCCCCCAACGCCTTTGCTGGGCAGGCCAGTTGCGCACCCGAATCCCACACCAATAGGGTTGCGGCGGCATCCGAATAAATTTGTACTTGCCATGTGGCTTGACTGGTTAGGTTGTGCCGCAATAACGCTAAACCACTGAGAATTTTTGTACTTGGCCACACCAGCTTTATCACTTGATTGGTGAGTGTGGCGCAGCGCATTTTGGAGCGAAAAGGGTTTTGTAAATTGGTGGTGGGCATGGTGGCAACGGCGGCGGGTATTGCAGTAATGGTTGCTGCATCCCCCTCATTTACCGTAATCATTCTCACTGTGAATACTCACAACCAAAGTTCTAAAACCGACTCATTGCTGGTTGGGGATTCATCAATATCAACCACCACAGCAAGAGCACCTATGGCGAAAGAATAGCGAGGATGGGTAAGGCGGATCACTTGACCGAGTTCAATTCTAGCGGCGGCGGTAAAGCACCGAGCGACATAGCGATAACGCAGTTGGGAGGCGAGTGTTGCACGGCGATTGGCCTCAGTTTGCGCATCGCTTTGAGACACCAACAAGGTGCCGACAACATCGGGAGAAAGCGGGGTTAAAAAGGTGGTGCCAATGCCAGTATTGGTCGCTGATACAACTTGGTATTGATCGGCTAATTCGGCACGGCGGGCGATGGTTACGCTACTGTCTAAACCGTCTGGTTGCAGTGTCCAATTGCGTTTATAACCAAGGCGAACGGTCGCAATCGGGAGCGTTCTGGATTTTACGGTTAATCCAAATTCTTCAATATCATCGGCGACTAAATCAATTACCGGTGAGCCGCTGGGGGCATCCAGTCGGCCAACTTTAAACAAGCCAGCGCGACCAAAACCGTAAAAGCCGCCAATGGTTTTGATAAGTTCATCCAGTACATCTAAGGTATTGCGGCGCTCACCAATATAGATACCAACGGTCTGCGCGCAGAGAGTGTTTAAGGCGGTAAAGGTAGCGGTATCCAAATCGCCGGTGGTTAATGAAGTACGCACCGTGAGAATGCGCTGAATAATATCAGCCACTTTATTGATGTAGGTTCCGCCCAGCTTGCAACCTTTGGCATCAGCAGTGACGCGGCCAACCGGTGCCGCACTCAAGGTGAAGGTGCCGGTAGTTAAATTGGGCGTAAAGGCAACCGATTTACCGTTGTCGTAAACCGTGGTGATGGCTTCAATTTGGCCATCGTGTAGTTGATATTGGCGGGTAGCGGCGTCTATTAATAGCGGCTCAATGTTGTATACCTCACCGAAGGTCAGTGGGATATTTTTTTGCGCATTTGCCGTTGAGCCGCCCAGTAAATTTTTTTGAATTTGGCCGTTGAGTAGCTGCTGCTTATCACTGATTTTTAGGGTTAGCGTGTTGCTGTCTTTGGCCACAATATCAACGGCGATGCCCGCGAGAATTTGGCGGAAGTCGGCCTTTGCCCATGAGGGGGCACCCAAGTACATACGCACAGCACGGCCATCCCATGCATCGTTTAACCACGCATCGCGGGCGCCGCTGGAGTTGTCGATATCTATCTCGCCATAGCTTACTTGCGTATTGCCACCCAAGGCTTCAGCAATCCCAGCCTTGAAGCGCGGCACCGAAATAACAATATCATCGTAGTTGGTGTTGGCCGGTGAATCACCCGGTGAAGATGCAAAGGCAATATTAGACATATAGCGCTGCATAACTGAGCCGCCGCTATACACATCAGCCTCAATCAGCACGCAGCGGATCTCACCGTCCAGCGCTAACCAAGCAGAATATTGCGCATCGGTAATCAATTACGTTGCCCACTGGCTACGGCAGTTTCAACAGCACTGACGGTTGTTTTGCCCATGCTGGCAATTGCTGCAGCGATGGCGCGGCCTTGGGCTTCTGCACTCATGCCACTTGCCCCTATGGCTGCAAGAATTTGCGCCAACTGACTATTGCCGTCCGCAATCGCGGCACGTACCGCCTCAGATGCGGTGGCTGACACATTGGTTAAATTTACAATGGCGTCAGTCGTAGCGGCTGCTTGATCCGTTTGCGCCTGTATTTGGGGTTGATAGGTGCTAAACCAGCTGTCCGCTGATTGATTAATATCTGCCAATTGTTTGTCACTCAGGCCGGTGGCATCAACACCTACACCGATTTTTTTACCTGCAGCGGAATCTCCAAGGTTTTGCAGTACCTGTGTAAACAAGGGCGCCAAATCTAACAGCGCCGCATATTGCTCTGGGTTTTGCGTGATATTGACATCTTCCATTTTTGCGCGGAAGGCATCTTTGGTTAAATCAACACTGATACCTAACTTATCCAACTTAGCATCAAGTTCTGCAAACGAACGCGCGCCTTTCTCTTGATCGCTGTAAAAGTTATCGTAGTAAAAGGCGACTTTTTGGCTGAACGCTTCCAGACCGCCACTTAAATCAATGAGCGATTGGCGAGCCTTAGCACTGCTTAAACCAATGCCACTAAAGGCAGTTTCAAAGTTAGCACCCAAGAGTGATGCAGCAGCATTAGTGGCATCAAATACACCGGCCAAACGTTGCAAGGTTGTAGCCGATGTTTCCCCCTGCAGCGCAAAATCAGCCATATTGGGGATGAGGCCATTCGCCATTTCATCGCCCATACTGCTGAACAGGTCAGTAATTTTTTGGGTGTTGCTAGCCGCATCATCGGTTAACTCCAGCTTAATTTGCTTGCTGTAACCCGTGATAGTAGTCGTTGCCAAACCCAAACTTGTTGCGTAGCCAGCAAGACTTTGTTTCAGTGCAGAAAAGCCATCATCAAAGGTACTTTCCATAGAGCTATCGAGCGAGGAGTAGTTAGTGCCTTTCTTATCACTTTTAAACCATCCCCCTTTCTGTTTCCAGTTTGCGTAATTCTGACCATTGAAATCAGAACCTGAGAAAGTACCTTCAACACCAAAGCTACTTACTTTTTTCTCACCCATACCAAAGGCACGGTTAAATAAGCCACCACCAATTCCACCTGTGAGCAAGCCAATTATTTTTCCGGTATTTCCGGTTGAGAACTCGCCGGAAATACCTTTATATAAGGCTGTTCCCGCTGCCAAATACGCGGCTACGGGCCCAGCAACACTAAGTACACTACCTGCCATGGAGCCATAACCAGCCGCAGTCCCTGCCGCCCCAGCACCGGCATTCATTCCAGCACCAAAACCTAATATGGAAGTGCTACCAACCATATTGCCCAAAGACATCAGCCCACTTCCAACTGAGCCAGTGATTCCACCACCAGAGCCACCACCAAAGAGATTCATAAGACTGCTTAAACCGCTCGCGCCAGTCGTAGTGCCTGCAGAGGCCCCGCCAGAAAAACCAGCCACCATGCTCACAACAATAGGCTTTGCAAAGGCGCTGTAAAGCCACTGCACCAGCTCTTTTTGGAAGGTGTTGCGGATTGAGCTAGTGAATGAATCCCAGCCGGATTTGCCGTTTTCCAGCATGCGTTGAAAGCCATCGGTAAAGTCTTTACCAATATCATCGGCAAACTTAGTCCAAGATTCAGTGTTGGCTTTGATTTGGTCTTGTTGCTTTTTAAGGCCTTCATTGGTGGTTAGCTGAGTATCTAATTGCTCTTCTAAGCTAATACGTTTTTTCATGGCCTCAATATCAGCATCCAATGCTTGTGAGCATCCCTCACGCGCTTGGGTGGCATTAAGCGTGGCGAGAGTTTCGCGATCACGGGCCAACTCAAGTTGGCGTACCTGCGCCGCCGTTTTACCAATGGTGTATTGTTCTTCAACGGCTTTTTCAAGGCTGGTTTGTAAGGTTCTTAAGCCTTCCTCTACTTTTTTAGTATGTTCTTCACGAGCCTTGGTTGCCTTCTCTTCAGCATCTGTTTGACTCTGCAGGCCGGTCATGGTGCCTATCAGTTGTTCAAGTAATGCGCGCTGTGCAGTAGTCAGATTATTCCCCGATTTAGCCAACAGATCCGTGGCAGCAATAGTGAGCTTTTGCGATTCGGTGAGCTTGTCATGGCCAGCAGCCTGTTCTTTTAGTCGGGTGATCTGGCTCTCAATAGAGCTAGTCAGGGATTTGTACTTTCCATCGGCCACCAGCATGGCGGCACTTTGTGACTCAAGACCGTTGGCACTGGCAATTAAACTTTGCAGCTTATCTTTTTCAGTCTGGGTGAGTTTTTGGCCTGAACTATTAAGAAATTCACTTACCTGAATTGCCACCTTTTGTGTTTCGGTTAAATGTGCATGACCTGCGATGGTGTCTTTCAACTCATCGGTATGCTCAATCAGTTTTTTCGTAAAACGGTCATAGGCATCATGCATATCCTTGGCTTGTTTGGCAGTTTGATTGGCAGTGTTGTTGAGTTTGTCGCTGGCTTCGGTTTGATTTTTGGTGGCATTCGTGGCGTTGGTGCGGGCAACTTCATCCTCAATCATCGCATCAGTGGTAGAGCTTATTAATTTCAATTCTTTTTCATGGGCAGCAGAAAGCTCACCCAATTTTTGGGTAAAGTTAGTGATTCCAGAAAAGTCTCCATGTTGAGCATCCCATGCAGCTTTTATCGTCAAAAATGCCACTTCAGCAGCGTATTTGATGTACTCCCAACCCTGTAACATCGCATTTACAAAAGCAATACCGGCAATCCGCGCTTCTACAAAATTTTCAGATAACCAAGAACCAATTTCCCAGCCAACAAAAGCGGCCATCATCAGGCTACCTGCCACCTTGAGTGCGCCAAGCCCAGTTGCACATTCCGCAAATACGCCTTTGGAGTTTGATAAATTGGTAGTAAATAACTCCCACTTGTTGGTGCTCAACTCCATTGCCAAGCCAAGAGTAGCAAGGCTATACGTTAGCGCACCTTGAGCCAAGGCTAAGGCCTCCATGAGCATGGGGCCGCCTTTAACTACAGCAAAGTACGCCAGAGTGACTTCTGTGATACGGATGACGCCATCAATCAGCATGGGCAGGTTGTTAGCAACTGCCTCTAGGGCCAACGCCAAATGATGCGTACCGCCTGCAGCGGTATCTGTTTCGCCCACGGCTTTCATGGCGGCGTTACCCATTTTTGTCCATGCATCACCTACGGTGAGCGGCAGTTTGCCGAACTCATCTTTTAATACGGGGAGCTGTTTGGATAATGCGTCATAAACTACATCCGTTGTTAATTTACCTTGCTCGGCTAGGCTTTTGAGTGCACCGCGTGATACGCCCATACCATCAGACAATGCCTTTAAAAAGCGTGGGGCAGCATCGGCCATGGAGTTGAATTCTTCGCCGCGCAGCGCACCTGCACTCATGGCTTGGCTGAATTGCAGCATGGCCGCACCGGCTTCTGCCGTGGTTGCACCGCTGAGCTTGAGCGACATGCTCAATTCTTGGGTTAAACGCATGGCCTCATTGGTGCCGCCGCCAAATTCTTTCAGCGCAGGCACCAAACGTCCAAACAGTTTTGCGGTTTCGTCCAGTGGTACACGCAGGTTTTGGGCAACATCAAACAGTTGTGCGGTAACTTCTTTCGCAGCAGCGGCGTTACCTGTGGCCAATACCATTTTGGCATTGAGGTTTGTCCAGCTATCCGCTAACTCAATCGTTTTGCTGGCATATTCGGTGAGCTTTTCAAAGGCGATAAAACCAAGCGCGAACTTTTGCATTCGCTCTAGCTGCTCAGCAATGGCGCTGGTACCGCTGGCCATTTGGTCGCTAGCGTTTTTAGATTCGTTACCAACACGCTTAACACTATCCGCAACGCCATTTAAGTCAGTGGCGGCTCGATCCGTTCCGAGTAACTTAAGTAGAATTTCCAGATTGAGCGCCATAACAAACCTATTTTTGGGCTTTTTGGTTAAGAAGTGGGAGTGCTGCCTGCTCCATAATACGGATATCACTAAACAGTGCTGGCCATTCTTTTCTGGGGATATTCATCATCGCGAATACACTGTGCAGCTGGGTGTAATTGATGCCGTGGTAAACTATGCCCCCCAAACCAGCCAAGATGATCCAATTGGTTTGTACCGCTAAAAACGCCTCAACGGTGGTGAGGTTTTCTGACAGGATTTCCATATCAGCATTTGCTGTCCTTGTTACTTGGTTGATCGCGTTTAGCCATTCCATAACTTCTTGCGAATCACCCAAGCCCATGAGTGTTAAATCATCCTCAACACTCTGAGTTTGATTGGGTGAACCTGCTGCCCAATAGTGAGCAGCGGCTTCTAGTTTTTTCTTTTAGCACCACCGTTTACCGCTTCTAACCATGCGCTGGCGATAGAGGTTGGGAACGGGTGGATTTCTAGCGCTTGGCTCAGCATGTCTGTTGAAAACGGTACGGGGGTGCCGTCATCACCCAGTACTTCTTGCCAATCCAGCACTACTTTATGGGCTAAATCGCGGGCGGTTTGAACGGCTGTTTCAGTGCCTTCACGTCCAGCTTCGATAATACGATCTACCCAATCCGTGACTTCAGTTGTACTTAAACGCGCGAAGGTCACGCTGAATTTATCTTTGCGGGTTGCGCCGCCATTAACAATGGTTTCTACGGTTACCGGGTAGGTAAAACGATCTGAGGGTGCGAGTTTGAACATGTGTTGCTCCAAGTGAAAAAGTGTTGTTAATGGGCAAAAAAATTACTTAACCGTGATTTTGATCTCGTCGTTACCGCTACTGGGGTTAAGGATTAAATCCATATTGAGCATGCGAATTTTGTCCATATCGCTGTAGCTGGGTTTACTGAGCTGAACCTGTGGTGCATCAATCTGAACGGTATTACCTGCCGTAGTACCATGAACAATGGAGAGCGCACCCAAGGTGGCATTCTTCGCCAGCGTCCAAAAGTCTTTAGTCGCCACGGCAACGGCTTCAATGACTACTTTGCCCGCAGGGGCGCGGTCATTAATGATTACCGCTTCTGAGTTCACAAGGGCGCGGTGAGCAACGCTGATTGCCATATCAATACTGAGCGACTGCAATACCGCTGCTGAAAAGCCATGCAAAGTGAAACCACTGGTTTGACCAGTCAGAACGGCCAATGGCTGTTGCCAAGCGGTGAGGGTTACCGTAGGCAATACGGTATCCGTGACAGGGTTAAACATGCCGGTAAACTTGAAGTGCATATGTGGAATTTGTTTAGCATCTAACGCAATGCTGAAGGTGCCACGTGCGCCAGTGAGTTTGTGTAGCACACCGTCATAGTTGACATAATGAGTCACCGATTCAAACGCTGTTGAAATAGGTGAATATTCCACTTTAGTAGAGGCCGTAATAACTTCGGCCATGCCACAACCGCGTAACAGTGGGCCATAGGCTGGCGCTGTACCCAAGGCACCAGAACCCGCTAACTCCACATCAAATTCAACTAAGGTACGGTTAGCGGTTGGCAATTGTTGGCTATTACCAAAAAATGGGCGAATCAGGTTGCGGCCATCGGTATCTTGATCCAGTGGCGTAACTTGTAAATTGGTAATCAGTACGGCGTTCGCTGCGCCTGTGGGCACTGAATCTACGCCATAGGTGGTTTCGATTTTCGACAGTAAGACGCTACGCTGTGCATATTGCATGGTTTAACTCCTAAGCCTGAGATTCTGGGGAATCAACATTAATGGTTGCCGCATCAGCTACAGCGTCATGGCCGGTGCGCTCTACCAACGTCAGCTCACCCGAATTTGAGCAACGGGTATAACTACCGCCTGCTTCTGGTTGTTGCTCTACAACGGCATCACTGGGTGCCACTTCATTTTTCTTGGCCATGCTTAGGCACTCCTAAAATAGGTATCGAGGTTAAAATCGTCTTGCCACCAGAGCACTTGGTCGTTCATATCCAGTACGCGGCCACCGCCAAATTCCATTCCACTCACACCACCGGGTGGAATCCAACCCACCAGTTTGGAGAGCAATTGCTGGCGCAGTGTGTAGAGGTCAGCAATGGCTTTCTCGCCAGTGGCATCCCGCAAATTTTTTACCGCTAAAATCACCCCAAACTGCTGGGTAATTTTTTGGCTAACCAACATAGTTGCTGATGTGTTGGGGCTTGCTTGCTCGGCCAGTGGCACTACAAACGCCGCAGGCATTTTGGTTTTGAGTGTGGATTCAGCGGTTGAAAAATCCGGACTGCCACCAACCAACTCCAACAAAGGGCAATCGGCTTTTATCTTGGCAATCAGCACACTCGGTGAAATTTGCATCATCAGTAATCACTCAAGGTATTACTGCTAAACACTCGGTCTGGCGCGCTATACGCAATGCCAGAATCCGTGGGTGCTGGCGCTTGGCCGGTGGCAACACCTAACTGAACTTCACCACGTGCAATTTTGCTGAGCATGGCGACTGAATCTTTATAGCGATCACGCACGGCTTCGGTTACGCGGTCTGCACTCAGTTGATAGCGGGCAATATCGCAAGCCAACCGCACCAACACAGCAGGCACGGTGGCGAGCGGCAATGCGTATTGCCCCGCTAAATAGCCATTGATTTCTGCATCTGCATCACCCAATACACGGTTTACTACCGTGCTATCAATAGTGCCGACATTGGCGCGATCAGTGAGCTGAATCAGCTCATCGCTACCAAAGCGGTCAACCAAATCTTGTTGGGTGGCGTAGGTCATTACGACCTCTCAGCAGGTGCAGCTTCAGATGCAGACGCAGCAGCTGTAGCTTCAGATGCTTCACTTACGACCTTAATGGCGTTGACATCCGCCAAAGGCTTTACCGCATCGGCAGGGATTTCAAATTGCTCGCCTTCCTCAAAGCGTTTGCCATCATGCTCGATTGCAACGAGCGCGATCACAAGGATCATTACAATGTCATTAACGGTTTTTTTTGCAGCGGCCATAGTAGTAATCTCGATTAAAATTAAGGGCAGTGAATCCCCGCTTCCGCGAGGATGACGATTAAAGAAGTTATGAATTAAGCGACTGCGTTTTGGAAGAAGTAACCCACTTCTTGTGCGGCAATGACTTCTTTCACTGACTCGCCCACACGCAGTTGTTGCCCACCTCGTAAGCCTTTGGTGGATGGCATAACAGCGGCGATGGGGTCTTCAAACTGCGCGGTAAAACCAAAGGTAGGTTGGTCGGCATCGGCAGCATCTTTACTTACATAAATGAGCGCGGCGTGCTTGCCCCACAAGCGGTTGTAGGTGGCGGTTTGGCCTTTTGTGGCGGTGTTTACGAAGCCTGCCCCAACGATAACTTCATCAATTTCAAGCAAGCTAGCTAAGGCTTCTTTGCTCACCACACCCGCACTGGCGGCGCTACCGTAAATGGCTTGCACGATTTTCGGGTGTTGGCGCAAACCAGTCCAAGTTGCTTGGCCAAGCACTAATTTATTGGGGCGAACGATGCAACTATCTAACGCGGTCATAAGCGCGGTTAGTGGGTTGGAGTTGGTGTAATCGCTCCACTGGCTGGTACCAGAAAGCGTGGCTTGTTGCGTGCCGCTATAGCTCCCCGCGTTAAATACCAAGTTGGCAACGCGCTGTTCACGATCTAATTGCACCAATGAGGTAAGTAACTTGGTACTTTTTACCAAGGGTGATACTGGGCCACCGGTAGCAGGTTTTGGCATGGCTTCCCATGCTTTAATTTCATCGTTGGGCACCAAGTCATCCAAGCCCCAATCCACACATTCGTCATAAATGAGCGTGCCGCCAAAGTCCACCATAGTTGGGTCAGATTTACGGCCAACTTTGGTGCTAGGAATGGTGTACGCATCGGCAGCAGTGTATTTGGTGTAAGCGAATTTTTTGCCGCCCTTAGTAATACGCGGTAAAACTATATCGGCGATCAACGTAACATCAGGGTTCTTAAACCCAATGGCAACAGCACTGAGTTCGGGGTTCACTTGAAACGCGGTTGTAGACATGGTTGTCTCCTAACAATAGAAAATGATGCTGCAAGCCATGCCCACAGCGTTAAAAATTAACCCTGCATAAAGCCCGGCTGTAACAGCACACGCACCACATCACCTGCAGCTGTGGCGGCTTCCATCGCAAAACCAATCACGCGGTTATTCACACCGGCGGCTGGTGCAGCCGTTACACCACGGCCTACTGCATCTGATGTGATTGGCGCGCCAAATGCGAAGGCCGCACCTGCTTCAACAAACGCAATACCTTCCAACACCACATCAAAGCGTTCGTTAGCGGCGGGTGAAACTTCGTTACATACACCCATCATGTTGTCGGTAGCCGCCGCCGCTAAAATCATGGTTTCCGCTGCTGAAAACTTCACAATGCGGAATTGGTTAATGGCCGCGCCTGCGGTCATGTTTTTTAAGAGAGTTGGATTACTCATGCTTGGCTCCAGTGTAAAAAATGGGTTTCAATCGTTTTATGGAAAGGCGCTATTGCGCCGCGCACACCTGCACAACGGCTTCGGCGTAATCCAAGGCTTTACCTTCGGCTTCGGCGCGTTTTTGTAACGCAATAGCTTCTGCCTTAATGGCTTGAGGATTGGACAAGTCGATAGTTTTTTCGGGTTCGCCTTTCGCATGCTCGCCAAAATTCACGACTACTGGGCGCGCTGATAACAACTGCTTAAAGGCTTCCAAGTGGTTGTGCGTGGCTTTGGTATCACCTTCACCAAACTCCACGGTTTGTTCCACATCCAGCGCTTGCGCAAAGTTCAACAGGTTGGCTTGCTCAAAGGGCAACACCTTTCCGGCAGCGACAAGACCGGTTAAAAACTCGCTGAACTCAGCGTTACGCTTTTGTTGGTCAGCAAAGGCAAGTTTGCTTTTCAGCGCGGCGTTTTCAGCGGCTAATCGTTTGGCTTCTTCGGGGGACACGGTGTTCTCCTGTACGGGGTTTTGAGGTTCGGCGAATGAGGCAGGCATGGGGCTTAGGCCGCTGTCGTCGTCATCGGATTTTTGGGCTTCTTGTTCGAGAGTGCTGACCTGCCACGTGGGGATGGCTTTGTCGGCTTCTTCAAGGCCAAATTTGCCAATAACCCAATCGCGCAATTGCCTCCACATGCTGGCGTTGACCACATCATCCCAATCAGCAAATTCGATAACGCCTTCATCGGCCTCACCAAATTCAACTTGTTTTAAGCCTTTAACAGCGGGGGGTTGTGCACCAAGAAAACCCACATGGCGCAAGTAATAAACACCGGGGACGGGATTGGCAGATGCATCTGGGGTGTAGAAAGAGGCAGAGATTTTCTTAAAGCGGCCAGCTTCTACCAGTTCGGCAAACGCAGCGTCTACTTGGCTGGGCTCGGCAAATAATTCACTGCCGTTACTACTGAGTGATTTAACCCAGCCATACGCCGGTGCATCCGCTTTGGGGTGGCCGACAACAATGGGGGCTTCATGAATAGCCGGATCATATGCCGCTGCACTGGCAGTCAGATCCGCTTCGGTGAAATTGAGGCTTGCACCGCTCATCGCGGTTTGCGTGCCTGCTTTAAAAATATGGAGTGAGTTTTGTGTTTTCATGCAGCCATGATGGGCTGCTGCGCGGGAATTGTAATTTGAACGGGGTCAATACTTTTACGACTGTATGGATACAGGAGGTAGAGTAACGCAGGAGCAGTTACCGAGAGCTAGTCGATAGCTGCTTGTAAATGATTTTGGATAATCCGGACAACTGCATTTTGCCATGCTGGCGGTAAACCCTCAGTAGGTAAATATGGCCGCGCCGGAATAGTAATGCTGTGTGCGCCCACCTTTACCTTTTGAGCAAAATTAGATTTGCTCGCTTTTACAAATTTATTGCCAATAGTGCCATCGCTATGTTGTTTAAAAAACACTTCTTTCGTGCGCGCAGCGTGATTAAACGTATGGCCGAACTGGTGAACCTTGGCATAGATCACGTTAGTACCAATGCTGACACTATCACCATTGGTTTGGTAGTTGATGCTATTCCGTAAACGGCCAGTATCCAATAATGGCTGACCTTGGCGCTTTTTGAGCTTTGCCCAAGCTACACCGTCTGGCGATTGGCTGTTGCGAAAATTCATCTGTACACGCTTAAGAACATCGGCGCCTATGGCATCTAACACCGGTTGTTTGTTGGTGATGGCCTGCGAGAGCTTGGCTAGCGCGGATTGTACGGCTATATCGTTAAGGGTAATGGTGGATGATGTCATGTTGCTACCTGATGATTTATTGGCCTATACTGATTGTGAGGTGTAACAGCAGGAAATTTTCGGCGCGCCTGCGCTAGGGTTCACTTAGGTGTTCGCTTGTATGGAGGGGAGAAGCCGGCCTCCTGCACCTCACTTATCCAATTTGCCCCGCACTACCGTGTAATCTCCATTCTTAATGTGTGCCTCTACATCCTGCGCTTTCACTTTGTAGCCTGATTTTGCTAAGTTCACGACACCTTGCTTCTTCTCTTTACGGTTAACTTCCACAGCCAACTTACCCTTGCGATCACTGGCGGGGAATAAGTACAGCATGGTTTTGTTGTAGGCATCCCATAAAACCACTTCAGGTGCGGCCAAGGCGGCTGGTAGGTTTTTCCAGTCATCGCTGCTGAGTGCATCGCCCTTGGCGGTATGGCGGTCTGCCTTAGCGCCCACTAATAGCCTATCCTCAACCACAATTCCGGCATTGATAGGCGCTATACCCAAACCCGCCATAAACTCCACATCGGTTGGAGCTAAAACACCCGCTAACGCGAAGCTTCTAGCTGATTGGCCGCGAGCCAAGGTTTCATCTACCCAGTTGCCAAATTGCTGGTCAAGCGCCGCAAATGCCTCATCACCAGCTTGTAGGAAAACAGCTGCACCCAAATCAGCTGGTGCCACTGCCGCCTTTTCGGCAAATTGCTGTGCGAACTGCTGCAGGTAATTTTGCCCCACGTTGTAAGCCCAACCGGGATCAATACCAACCGGTATATTTTCTTCACTGCCAGTGCGTGGGTTAAGCCATTTTTTAGTGGTTACCTCTGGGCTTGAATCTGGCGCGCGTCCCATATCCTTCAAGTCAGCATCATTGAGTTGAATCACCGAACAACGGCAGCGCCAACCATTGGGTGGGTAATGGGTATTCCACCAAGTATCATTCCAGCGCAAAATTTTGTTGTCCCACGAGCGGTGCAATGGGCGGGTACGGCTATCATCTATGGCGTTGTACATTAAGTAAGGCGAATGGCTGCTGTTATCCGCAATTTTTGCCCATGCGCCTGCCGCATATGACGTGGAGAGGTTCACATCAAAAATAGTTTTTAACCGGCGTGGGCTGCCCAGTTGCACCGTGCGGGTTTCACCAGTGAGCGGGTCAACCATATCCTGCTGCCCCCACCAGCCTTTTTCTTGCAGCACTTCGGTGAGGTGCTTTTTAAAATCATCAAAGGCAATGCCGTGAGTGAGCGCATCATCAACGGCTTGTTTTACATCGCTAAGTAAATCCAAGTCCATCATCTTGGCGACCATAAAGTCGCGGGTGTGATCGGCAGCGGTATTATCGAGGTGCGAGTACTGCGCCGCTAAGCCTTTCGCTTGAAAGTAGCGCAATGCCTCTTCGGGCTGTTGAGCAAAGTTGATATCCATTAGTTATTCAACTTGCCTAACAAATTGGCGTTAATGCGTGAGTTCTTGATGATCTCGGTAGCCTTATCCATAGAGTTGTCATCAATTAACTCTACAAGGCGCTCGCGGAATAACGCCAAGTCATTGGTTTCTTCTAACAATGCAATCAAGCTGTCAACACGATCCCCCAAAACAGTTTGGTATTGTTGGGCGAGCTGGTCGGCACCTGTGGCGATGGCTTGTTGCGCAGGCGGCAAGGTTGTTTCAGCAAAGGATGCGCTGTTATCCGTAAGCTCAAGTGGTGATGGCAAAGTTGGTGGTGTACCCACCTCCCAGCCTTCACCGTATTTTTCACGGATGTATTCAATAGTGGGCTTGAAGCCCATATCAAAAATAGTTTTATCGGTTTTAGCGCGCGCTTCTAAATCTTCTGGCTCACTAAAATCGCGGCTTACTTTTGGCGGTAGCGCACCGGGAAAATTGAACTCGCAAAACCATTTGATCAGTGTGGCGTTGAGGGTATCGCTTAATAAATCGCAATCGGCAGCGGTTAACTCTTTGCGCACCCCATCATGAGTTTTGGTGGCCGCGAAGCTGCCGCCATAACTGCCCATAGTGGTAGAAAGTGTTTCGCCTAATACCGCCTTGGAGATTTCCTCATCCATATACCGGCACAGCTTTTCATAGGTGTCTACACTGCCAGAGCGCGAGGCCTCTAAAAACTCAATTAGCATGCCTTCGGGAATAATCACACCAGAATCATTCGCCAGTGCACTGAGAGCACCCAGCAATTTATCTTGATCTGGCTTAGATGCACCACTGGGATATTTTCCCACTGCCGTGGGTGAGCCGAATTTATCTGCAAAGGTCAGCCAAAATTGAATGCCTTGGCGTTTGAAAAACACAGGCCAAAATAAGCGGGTACCTAAACCCAAGCCATAAGGGTTTCCATCTTTCGCACCATAGCGGTGAATAATAAATTTCCGTTCAGGCAACGGCTCACCTTGGCTCATGTTGCTGCGGCTCAGTAAGCGTGGGTTGCTATCCGCATCAAATACAAAACGGCGTTGATCTTTGGGTTTGATGGCTGACACATCAATAATGCCATCGCCAACACGCCATACAATTTCCCCAGCAGAAAAACCTTTTAGGGTGGCATCCAACAAGTCCAAACAAATTTGATCGAAATTAATTGAATTGAGAAACGCTTCAACCCCATCGCGCGCTTTGCGATCACGCAGAGCGGGACTGGCAGACTCAACTTTTACAGGGCGTGCAATGAGTGCTAGCTTGCGTTTTTGCAAAACACTAAAGGCGTGACAGTCTCTTTCGATCTCATCGTAAATGCGCAACCCTTTACTGCCACCACGAGTTGCAAGCGTGGCATCGTTAGGCCGCATCAACCCGTTAAATAATAAATTGAACGGGTCTTTATCGACGGTAGCAATCTCGTTAGTCAGTTCTTGCTGCAGTAGCTCGGTCATGTGTTTTTCTCTGGTTTCGAAACCGGCCTTCAATTGGCCGCTGGGCACTTCACATTAAAAGCCGCGTGAATGTGCGCAATAGTTTATTTACGCAGTTAAATCGATTTATAAATCGTTTACAGGCTATCCCAAATAGTCGGCGAAGGAGTTGGAGGCGCGTTGAGTACCCAAAGCTTCAAATTCGATGGGTGAACTAGGTTGTAATGCTGCGTGTATCGCTAAACCTAACGCCCAGAATCTATCTGAGTGCCCGTCTGGCGTACGTTCTGCTGTAAAGCGAATATTTCCAGCTGCGGTAACTTGTTTTGTCACTTGACGTAAATCCGCTCTTATTTTGCTGTCATAGGGAATGCGTAATTTTCTGTCTTCCATTTTCCCGCGAATTGGATAGGCCAAAGCCTCTTTAACTCGCGGTGTAAACGTAACAGCCTCTATTCGATGCTCACCAAATTTATCCTGTGCATCGTCAGCCCAACCAATACCTAAACCAGTAGCATCTATACACCCACGATCACATCGCTCCAACCACGGCCAAATTATTTTTTCTTGGTCACTTTTACGCATGTTATGCATGGTTTCTATATGGCGGGTGTAGAGCACATCGCCTAATTTTTCTAACACCCAGAGCACGGTTAGATCTTGTTTGCGGCCAATATCAATGCCTACATACAGCGCACCATTTTCCATTTGTTGCCAATCGGTAGAGGTTGGGTATTCTGCCGAGGCAATCAGGTCATATTCCAAAAAGGCCACATCATCATCGGCAGGGTTACACATAAACTCTTGCTGAAAGGATTCTTCATCTGCACAACCGGCACGAATAAAATCAAAATAAGCGGCTTCATCCATTGCTTGGCGTTCATCATCGGCAGGAAGCATCTGTTGTAACTTGTACAAAAAGCCATGATCTAAGGCCATTTGTAATGTGACTGTATGCAAGCTAATTTTTTTGGGGTTACCGTTTTCTTTAATCTCACGCACTAACTGATTAAAAAAATTATGACTCCCACGGTGAGTTGAAATAACTTCTAAATTGCCGCCCCATGTAATACCAGGGTAAGCAATTGACCACAACTTGCGAGGGTCTGGGTGTAGCGCGAATTCGTCCAGCACGCGCCCACCACGTTTACCTGCTTGTGCGTCTGGATTACTGCTCATGCTGTGAATGCGCTTGCCGCTGGCGTACTGTTGAACATAGGCCGTGATGCGGTCTTTAGGGTCTATGACCATTTCGCCCAAATCTTTTGCGGCCAAGTTCATAATGCCTGCCCACATTTTGCAGTCTTCAATAAACAGCCGAGCCTGTAAATCATCGCGGCTACTGACCCATTGATCATGCCTCGCACCTTCGGCAGCGGTGCGTTCGGTGGCGGCATAAGCGGTTGACCAGCTCAACCCAATTTGGCGAGCTTTTTCCATTAACTTTAAACGGCTGTCGTCTTTAATCCATGCCGCCTGAAAAGGTAGAAAAATGGCTTCTGGATTAGCAGGGATTACTTTTGCATTGCCCTTAAGTTTCATAGTTTCCACCGAGGGGTATTGTCATATACCCATTGAGCCACGACAGAAAGGCGCTCAAATAGCCAACATAGAAACCATGCAAGCAACGTCACAGGAATAAATATCAAGACAAAAGGTGTTATTAAAATATTTCGATATGTCCAGCGCATTAAACAATCCCCAAGGCTTCACGAATAATCAGCTTGGTTTCTTCGGTAACACCACCTTTGCTACCCATACTGTCCAATTTCTTGCGCTGCTCTTCCAATAACTCCGCACGCGCAGCAGCTCTGTGTTCAGCAGTCCACTTTTTCTGTGCGATAGACGCACGGCCTAACTCCGCAACCGCCTTGGCCACCTTGGGTAAATCAAACTGGTCGCCATCGGTCATGAGCAATTTAAACAAATGCTCTTGCACCAAACGCATCAGTGCTTCATTCACTGAACCTTCTTCATCAGGGGCAGCGGTGACCACGGCACGGGCTTGTTCACTGGCGACTTTGAGTGCAGATAAACGCGATTCAAAATCTTGCCCATAACGGTTGAGAGCGCTTTTGCTAATCGCGTGGCCGCGTAGTGCCAGCTCCGATGAGAGTAGCTGGTAATCGCTAAAATTATTTTCAGCTAAGGCTTGATCAAGCCATGCTTTGACTTCAGCGGGAAGTTGATGAACTTTGCTGCGTGGCGGCATGGCTTAACCCGCCCAATATTTAGTGGGGCGTGCAATACCAGGATGAACGTCTACCGTGTATTCGGCCACATCCACACCCAGCGCCGTGAGATCGGCATACCAAATGCCACTCGGTTCTTTTTTCACTTCCACCAATAAGCGTGCGCTCAAGTAATCCAGCTCTTTGCGCACCTCCAAAGCCGTTGCATCTGGATAAATGCCTTGAATGGTCTGTAGCACCAAATTCTCATTAGTGTCATTGGGGCGTGCATTATTAAGCGTAAGCAAAATGTACCAACGCATAGATTCACGGCGGACTTTACTGTGATCAATGTTCATTTGGCGCAGCTCCTTTCAGCTGAATATTTTCTATTTTTGTGAATACCGCATCGAGCTTGGCCTCAAGTACCGTTTGCCCACGCACATAGTCTTCACGGCGTACATAGTGCACTGGCAGGTCTGCCTTAAACTGTAAAAACTCCCGCTCTATGCGCAGCCAATCTTTGGAGTCTGCCTCCATACCATCTAAGCGCTTACCCATATTTTCAAAGCGTTTATCCAGCCCTTTATCAAACTGAACAAATAGAAATTTAATCAGCGCCGCAAATGCGCTGACTAACGCAATGCAAAATAAAATCACTTGCCATGTATCTAAATGCACTGCGTAACCTCTGTTGTTAACGGGATGATTTCAACATCATCTTTTAAAATTATGTTCACGTAGCCGCTGGGTTCCAAGCTTAAAAACCCCTCTTCAATTTTTCGCAAACAAGGCACTGTTTTACCCACCATGTCGGCATACCACATTCTGCTATCACTGCACTTTGTAATCTTGAGCTGTGGGTGGTGCGTGGATTGTAGCGCTGCGTGTAGCGTTTTTTTGGCTATCATCATTTGCCCCTACGTGGGTTAACAAATCGGCATAACGCCCGGCACAGAGTGCGTAGCTGTCATACAACGTTTTGAGCGTAATGGCCGTTGCATCGCAACTGTTATCAATCGGTGCGGGTACCGGTGGGCACTGGATAGCTAATGCCGAAGGCAGCGGCTTGGTTTGCACGATCACGCGCGGTGGTGATCTGCTGCATGACATCAGTATCAAACTGGCAATTAACACGAGCATTAGAAGTACGAGATAACGCACGCTGTATCTCCTGTGTAGTTTTTTGGTCGGCTGATTCGCGGGTATTAATTGATTGCTCAATTTTTTGGCTAACCATTTCAGCGTGATTAACCAAGGTTTGAGTACTTTCAATAATGGCCGTTAAATCGGTAATGTGTTGCTGTTGGTTTTTTACCTGTGCCGCCGTTAGTCCGCGTGCATAGGCTGCGTCTACCGCATTGCTTTTGTCGTAGTAATGCCACCCAACCAATGCAATGAGAAACACAATAGCTGCGATAATTTGGCTCAAAATTGATACCTCGCAGCACACACACCATTACCCCAGTTGTTTGCCACATACAGCGGCTCCCAACGCAGCAAAATAGCGCGGGGGTAATTTCGGTTTTCGGTAAAATTTGAAACTGAGCGCCCCACATTGAAGCGCTCGATGTGATCAAACCAAGCCAGCCCATCAGCTCCTTTAGCTAACGCCAGTTTGCGATCACGGTTCACCCAGCCTTGCCCGCCGTTATAGGCTGCAAGCGTTAATGCCCACCGATCACAGGTGGAGCCAGCTTGGTTCTGGTTATAAAGTTCGTAGTCATACAGCACCATTGCGCGCAATGACCACGCGGCATTAAACGGTTGCGCATCACCTAATTGCGAAGGGTAAACACCAGACAACCATGTAGCGGTAGTCGGCATAAATTGCGCGATACCTTGCGCACCTACCGGTGACTTTGCATCTTCCCGCCACAAACTTTCCTGATGAATTTGCGCAGCAAATGTAGCCGTGGGTGCATCAAGTCCCCACATAGAATGCGCAGTACGTATTAAGGTATCTTTATGCTGCTGTGCAGTGCGTGGCACTACATCAGCCGCGAGGGAATAAATCGGGTGTAATGCGATTAACGCAAACACCACCCAAGCTCCAAGTTTTTTTACCATGATTAAATACCCTAAAGACCAAGGGCTACGCCGATTACAACGGCAAGAATAACCAACGCTCGGCGTAACATGGCTACGGCAAATATTTGGTAATAACCACCCACCACTTCAAAGTCAGCTAAGCCTTCCGGTTCATCGGTACCTAAATGCCAATGCTTTTTTAGGTAGCTATCGGGGCGGGCATAAGGGAATAGTGAACGGTCTAACCAATAGCCAACTACTGCAGCTACCGATATCAACGCCAACTTGTAGGCAACAACATCCAACTGTTGGGGTGAGATAAAAAGCAAAACAACCAACAAGGCAATGGCAGCAATAATCCACCCTGAAAAACGCGGAAGGGATTGACTCAATTTTTCTAACATAAACAACCCTCGATAAGTGAATGAATGGCTTCAGAAACTAAAGAGAGTTCAGAATAAGTAAGTGGTGGGAATAAGTAATTTGAACAGCGTCAAAAGACGTAGCGTGGATAACTGGTGATGATGTGGTGGCGTCAATTAATTATCAACCAAGAGGTTTATCTATGACTACCAAAGTAATTATTACTGCATGTTGTGCAGCAACAAAAGCCGTCAGCGCTTTGCTTGTAGAGCAATTGGGCAGTGGGCAAGGCAAGGTTATTGAGGAGATTGTGCTGGAAGATGGCCAATCAGCCGAGCGCTACATTTATGACAATCGAGTTATTAGCGTTCAGGAGTTTGAAAAAACTTCCCTTGAAACGACAGACACTACCATTGAGCAGCAAATACAAGCGAAAGGTTTGAACGCTCCACGCATTACACCTGACCATATCGAAGCAACGATTGCGAGTGAGCAATATTATGTTTTCCCTAATACCACTTTGACCGTCTGCTGTTTGACCCTACAAAACGGCTTCCAAGTTACCGGCGAAAGTGCTTGCGCATCACCTTCCAATTTTGATGAGGAGATTGGGCGAAAGATTGCCCGTGAAAATGCTAAACAGAAAATTTGGTCATTAGAGGGCTATTTACTCAAAAGCAAACTCGCAGAGCTGCCACTGTAAAAAATAGCAATCAAGTATCAGCAAACAAAAAGCATCTTTAATTAGCTGCTTTTTTGATGGAGAAACTTCTATGAAATTCGGTTTACTTTTCAGGGCTGAAAGTTGGTGGATTGGTATTCACTGGTCACCATACAACAAACGTTTGTGCATTAACTTAGTGCCAATGGTTACATTGTGGATTGCCGCATGCGATGGCAAAACACCAAACCAAGGTAAACACCTGTTTTCCAACACAACCCAAACGCATACCTACTGCCGCGCACGCACTCATGGTAGCAGCACCCATGCTCATGAATTTTAGGAGGCAACATGACCGGTTATGAATTTACAATAATGGTTGGTTTGGTGTTTCTACTATGGGCACTAAAGGAAGTATTTGTGGCTTATATAGAACACAAAACTGCGGTTCATCGCATCAATATGGATTACACAGTAGCATCCCGTTATTGGGAAACGATCTATCAAGAACTACAAAAGCAAAAGCTTTTTAATGACAAATTATTAACATTGCTAAAACAGGCAAGTGAAACCCCATGATCGTCTCAGCAACAGTAAGATGTCAGCATTGTGGTGCCGTGATTTCAATACCACCCAAGAAAACCACGCGATCATTCAATATTGCTTTCAAAAAATTGGTTCGTCAGCATGATTGGCGCTGTGAGCAAGATGTCAAAGAACGGGTGTTTATACAGGGCGTAAACAATGCTGTGGCGGATATTATGAAAAAGATCACAACGGAGTAAATTATGACAAAAGCAGTTTTACGCGATGCCATTAGCTCAATTTGTGAGACACTCAATGCCTTGCACAATTGCCTTACAACCGGCGCTTTTGCGTTAACTTATTACTATGTTCACATTGTGAATTACTGTAAGAGGTGGGCATGGTCATGATATTTATCGACCATGATAATGTTAAGAGCTGGAGGTTGTAGCGACTACGGCCAAATGATCAATTTCTTTTCTGACAATATTTACTTGTTGCGAAGCAATTATGCCAACCCGAACCTGTTGTCCGTTAACTCGACGAATAATAATCTAAATTGGGCCATCGCTAGTGTGGAGCATTATTGATTCGTTGACATTCCTAGTGAGTGAAAGCATTTTTAATTCCTTTTGAATAGCGGAGAAGCCATGTTACCGGCTACTATCGTTATAGAGTAGTAGCGAATATCTTAATCTTTTGTGAGATATTGCTGATGTCAGAACTTATTTGATCTCATAGGATTCAAGTTCAACCATTTGTAATTCATCTAAGCGAGCTCTAATTTTAGCCTTGTTTTCTTCAGATGTTGATTTGCCGTTCAGCTCTTTTAACAGCTTCTTCCTGTATTTTTTTGTTTGTCTTCGAAGCTTTACAACGGTAGGCTCGTCAAACCCATAAGCGATACCTAGCCATTTCCCTACGGCCACTAACCATGTACCTATAGCTAAAATCCAAACGCTGACAAAAGGAACTGCTAGAGTAAGGATCTCTTTTGTATTGGCATCAGCATATTTGGCGATAACTCCTAAAAGTAAGGCTCCGATCGTACCTACGCCAGCTGACGTAGTTACAGTAGCCTTAAGCTTTTTAGCTCTGGTTGACGTAGTTTCTTCCATTTACATGGCCTTTTTTCTACGCGCGTTAGATTTTAATTCACGTAATACGTCAATTAAGTCCTCATCGTTATTTGCACGAATTCTTCGCTTCTGAGTATTTCCATTGATATCTATGTACGTAACATTAATATTTTCTCCAAATAAGAGTATTAATGTCTTTCTGGCAATGATGGAAAATATATAGGCTACTACTACGAAGCAACCTATATATACAGCCACCAAAAAAAACGTTGAAAGCATTTCGTTTGCCTCACTTGGGCTAAGACTCGTGGTAAACCTTTGTTACAGTATAGACCTTAGATGCTTTCGACAAGCGAGTTGTTGTTGTTGTTTTTAGAGCTACAGTAAAAGTTTTGCCAAATAGATACGCTTCTGTTCGATTTGAGAGCCGCTCAATAAATGCGTCATCATGCATTTTGAGGGTTTGTTCTTTACCATTTATCTCTGCCTTCCACCCACGCTTCCCTTTAATATTAGCGGCAGTGAATTTTATCTTTTCTTCAGTTGTTTTTTCATCCTCAGTTGGCAATACCTTTAGCTCCCGAAAGGAACTAATTTCAGGCTTCTCAATTTTCAACATTGGAGTATTAGATTTTGGGGTTTTCAATATTGAAAACGATGTCGTTCCAGGACTCTCCAATGGCTTGGCAATAAGCCCTTCGACCGATTTCCTGAATGCAGGTTTAGCAACTAATTCTGCAATGTCTCTCGGAGCTGATATTTCTTCACCATCAACGCTTAAAGTTACTAAGTTGTCGTCTTGGGCATTATCTTCGATTGCAATAATATCGCGGCCACGTAGCCACTGAAGTGCCCCTATCACTGACCCCGTAGCTGCCGCCCCTTCAATTAAATGTACGGCAGTAAAGCCAAGGTAATCCAATACATCTTTCGCATCTTGATAGTTTTGAATTAGCTCAACAACAAAACCAAATGACCCTTCGATAAAATCCGCGTTTACGCGAACTTCTAACATGTCAGATCCGTTTATAAGTTCATTCGCCTCTTTTATCACATTGCCTAGTGAGGTAAGTGATGCGCCAAGCGTCATAATATTTATTTCATGATCAACGTGGGCTGGGCCATCATAAACCACACAAAATTTTGTAACGATCGGATCAGTCATAAATACTCCATTTAATCAAACAATAAAAAAGCCGCAGGAACGCGGCTTTGGTTCAGCGCAAATTTACATACCGCAGGCATCTACTACCTTTTTGATAGACTCACTTGCATTTTTTAATGTGAACTTCGCTTTGGTCGTATTAAACTCAAAATCGGTTAATTGAACATTTACGTGATCTTTGTAGTTTTGCTTTATGTCTTGTAAAAATTGCTCACTGTACTTATCAGAAAAAACCACCCTCTTGGATGGAGTCATAGTAGATGTAACAGCAGGGTCATCATCTACACGGTAGAGCATATTATTTGGGATATCTTTGCTACCAATATAAGCACCTGTACTGATTTTGGTTTCTATTTGCCCTCTTGCAAAGCAAGCTACCACTATTACGCCTTTCTCTTTTCCTTCAGTCGAGGCGACAAACGCAAATGTTTGTTGCTGATCTGTAAATTCATCCTTAATAACTGCAACATCCCATTGATCAGGTACTGGTTTAATATCACTTGCATATGTAGGCAGCGTAACAACTGGAATAGAAAGCAATAGAAAAATTCTCTTGATCATAAAAACTCCATGTGTTTATTGTTAAAAAGAGCAATTAAATACTTCTATGCGTTAAATGGTAATCGATGCGTGCAACTTCATTTTTATAGTAAAATATCAGTGGGCCATACTGTTTTCGCTTTTCGACAATAAACCCAGCAATTACTATCATCCCCAATGCCCACGCCAAGAAAAGATAAGCTGGTACAGAAAATAGCAATCCACTAAAAACGAAACAGATCGTTAAAACCATATAAATTGGCAGCGCCAAAACAGGCCAAGAGAACAAAAACAATTTCCTCACTTTAAATAAACGCCTTTTAAATTCCGCCTTCCTCTGACGAAGCTGCGCGTCAGTAAGGGCATTATGATCCACTCCCTTTTCATATATGTGATTAGTTATGTTTATGTTGCCGCCAGCGACTTGACCAACATTTCCATGAAAATTTTGCGTATATTCGTTAGTATTATCTGTATCTTGACCATCGCCATCTAATCTATCGTCCAAAACAAGCTCCTACTAAATGATTATTTGAAAAATCGTAATTTCTACCAAGGTGCCTTTCATTTGCCCGCTTCCTACCTACTTATTCCTAAGCATCTCATTAATCTTTGGAATAAAAATAGCCGCTCGCTTAGCTGCCAGAAATGGTACAAGCCTGCGCATACCACGCCATGCAAAAAATATAGACATGCTGAATGTAATCGCATTTATTATAAGAAGCACATCTCTCTGATGTGGTGTTAGATGATAACCGGCTGGCGCGATAATTTCCCACAGGATTGAGGGTGCTATGCCAAAAAGCGCGGCCAAAAACACACTTGCCATTCCTATCCTTGGATGATTTGGATTAAGATCAACCTCAAATTGGTGGCTGTCGTTAAACCAAAGAAACCCTTTATTCCAAGCTCTTGCTACAGTTTCTGTGCTTATGTTTTCCTCAAGCAACAACTCAAGCCCAATTCTCGATGGTGCAGTAGTGCCTCTCATTTTTGATTTTTTGAAGTAATTTTTTTCTTCATCCACATTTGAATAATTTTTTTTAGAACCCAGTGGGGTGTTCTTGGTTTCAACTAATTGCAGATCTATACCTTTAATGTCTCCACCGGCAACCACATTCACCTTCTCGTAAAAATGTTGATGAATTACTTTTGATTCATCGTTGTTTTTTCTTTCATCGACCATCTACCGCTCCATAAACCACTATTTGTCGTCTTTAAAAAAATCACTATCTAATGGGCTGCCGATAACTAAATCACCTGTATAGCTTTGCCCAACTTTATTGAAGTTTTGAACTACTTTGTTTCCCGTATTTACTACGGGTTTACTAACTTCGACACCAGCAGCCAACAAAGAGCTTGTCTGTAATAAATTTTTTTTGGCTTCTATGGAACAGATTCGATAGTTAGAAAGCAACACCTGCTCAGCTGAATTTATTTCAGGTGCTGAACCTTCTCCTAGCAATATCCAAAGCGGATCTGCACCAAAACCTTGGTACAACAAAATCAATGAGTCGCCGTCAGGGATGCCTTCATCGGCCTCCCAACGAGTCACGGTTTTACGGTTTATTTCAAGCTTGTCAGCAAACTCGCTAACACCAAGCTCCCCTCGGACAGCCCTAATTCTGCTACCCATCGAAAAGTGAGACATAGACACCCCTTGCTAATGGGACATTAATGTCCCATAATCACCTCAACAAAACTCAATTATCTATTAAACATCATTCAGCAACATAAGGAGCCACTGCCATGGCCACTCGGTTACTGACCCCTACCCAGGTCAAACAACGCTTTCGCGCTGCCGGTATTACTGTTACCCAATGGGCTGAAGAACACGGTTATACCCGAAATGCGGTGTACCGCGTCTTGAACGGCTTTGATAAAGCTAACTACGGCAAAGCGCACGAAATAGCTGTAGCGCTGGGCATTAAATCGTCTGAACCTCTAGCCGCTTAAGGATTAGCCATGAGCCCATTTACCCTATTGTTAGGCCGCTTGGTTGAACTGCTTGGCACGCAAATCAGCACGGAGTTAGTCCGCGAGTTTGCGGGCAAAACAGTTCAATTTCCCATTACCAACGATTACGGCTTTAACGCTCAAGCGACCTTAGTTGGCGCTGGTTACGCGCACTGGCCAACAAGTCACACAGCTCCGCCATTACAAACTGAGCCTCATCGTTTATTGGCTTCGGCCACTGCTGCAGACGTAGCGCAGCTTCAAAACCTTGACCATCAATTAACCCATTCACTTCAAGCGCTGCAACAGCATGCAAAACAACTTGAGCAAGCGCGTTTAACTGTGCGCGAAGTGATTGTATCGCTTGGTGTTGATCGAGTTCGGCCATAGGGCTCTCCTGTCGAGGAATTTAACACAAACTTTACGTTAGGCGGAACGGCTTTGCCCAGAAGCAAAAACAATTTTTGTTTGGAAAAAGGCTTAAGCGCCATTTTAGGAGCCATCCAATGGGTAGGAAGAATTGGAAAAAGGTGCAACCCAATAGCCTCAGGCAGGCGATGGAATGGTGCAAAGACTACGCGAGGGAAAAGCACCACCTGAGCGTGGAGCGGATTGCCGAGCGCATGGGTGAGGCTGATCACTGGGTGCTCTACAAGTGGATTAATACTGGGCGCATACCGGCGGTGTTGATTCCTGCTTATGAAACAGCCTGTGGTATCGATTTTGTCAGTCGGTGGCTGTCTATAAGAAATAACAAGTTGGTGGTTGATATGCCAACGGGCCGAAACCTCAAACCCAGCGACGTTCATCAATTACAAGAACAACTTCATGAAGTGGTTGGCCAACTTATTAGTTTTTATCGCGGCGATGCGGAAGCTGAGGTAACGCTCGCCGCGATAACCCACAGCATGGAAGCGCTAGCTTGGCACAAAGGGAACGTTGCGCACCACCAACACCCACAACTTGAGTTAGGAGATAGCGATGAATAGCAAGCAATTAATTTTTACTGATGCGGCAGGCATGAGTTGGGTGCTCACATCGCACCACAACCCTGCGTTTTTAACACTGGAAACCAATTACGAACCTAATGGAATTTGCATTACTGCAACGGCAGCACAAGTCACCTTGGATGAAACCAGCACGCTTTCGCCGTTTGTACTGGAGCTGGACGACAACACCTCTATTTGGTTGGGCGATGAATCTGCGACGCAGGTTGACGAATTTTTGCAAGGTCACCGTGCTGCGCAAAGTGAGGCAGCAGCATAAGTATAGGGGAGGTAAAAGTGAAAACTAAACATCAAGAAGAAAGCGAACGCATCGTTTTACGCACTGCGGAATTTTTGAAAAGAGGTGGCCAAATAAACCGTGTCCCACAAGGAGTCAGCGCCGAAACAGATCAATGTGACTTCCAAATAAACCCAAGGGCTGCTTATCAAGTAGCAAAACAAAAGGCGAAAGTAAAAAAATGATTGGCGAGAAAGGTAGGACCAGTGACAGCGGTGCAAAAGTTTTACGCGTGCTGATCGCGCTTCGCGGTCACGTATTAACCGGCTTGAGTAATGGGGAACTTAGCAAACATTTGGGCGAAAGCCCGTCCACCGTTAACCGCTGCTTGAACACGCTGATTGAATCGGGGCTGGCAATAAAACTTGATTCAGGTCGTTACGCGCACAGCGTGATGATGCTGCAAATTGCTACGGCATACACCAACGAAATGAGCCGCGCTCAATCGCGTATTGATGAAATAACTCAGCGCGTTTTGGCTGGTTCCCAGTAATAAACAACAAACCAAAGAGGAATAGATATGTCTCGCACACCAACAAAAAAAGAGATTGAAGTTGCGCCAGCAATACCAGCTGAAACAGCGGAAGCAATCAATCGCTCGCAACAAACTGGCGCAGCAATTATTCAAGCCGCACAGGGAGAACATGAAAAAGCCTCAGCTGTGATTAATCAACGTATTGGTCGCCGCCAAATGGCATCCATGGTTCAAAAACTGGTAACGGTTGCCGATTTGGTTGATTTGCAAAACCTAAAAGAATCAAAGGGTTATAAAAATTTTACGACTGAAATTGATGGAAAAGTTGTAATCATTACCACTTGGGAAGAGTACTGCACCGCAATTGAAGGGCGTTCACGCGAATCGGTAGACCTCGACTTAAAGAACCTTAATTCGCTTGGCCCAGAGCTGTTTGAATCTATGCGTACAGTTGGCCTTGGCCCAAGCACCATGCGCGCTATCCGCAACTTGCCTGACGATTCTCAGGCATTAATCCAGCAAGCAGTTGCCACCAAAAACAAAGATGACCTTGCCGAGTTCATTGAGCAAATCATTGTTAAAAGTGCAAAAGAAAAAGAAACCGTCACCAAGCAACTTGATGAAGCAAAAGCCGACCTTGAAGCCAAAGATGCAGTTGCAGCTGATAACCAAAAACGCATCGCCCAACTGCAAGAAAAGGCCGTGCTGATCAAGAAGCTACCGAAAGACGAAAAGGCCAAACAACTTTGCGCTGAGGTTGCTTCATTGCAAATCGGTATTGACGAAGAACTGCGCACTAATTTCTCAAATGCCCTTGAGCTTTTAAGAAAGCACAGCGGTGATGACCACCAAGCCTTTATCGATTCGCAAATTCAATTACTTCATGACGCAGTTCAATTCTTGCAAACCGAATTCGGCACGCAAGGCATGGAGTGGGAAAACCAGTAATGAATCCAGCACTGATAGAGGCTCTACAGTCCGTTGCTCGCGCTGCCGATGCAGCGGGCCACGGGCAAAAGAACGCCGTTTATCAGAAAGCGGCTGACGATATGGGAATGTCGCTTGCGACACTGCACCGTAAATTGAAAGAGGTTGTCATTGTGAAACAACGCAAACGCCGCAGCGATTCTGGCTCAACAAGTTTGAGCTTTGAAGAAGCAAAAATTATTAGCGCGTACATGGTTGAAAGTTCGCGCAAAAATGAAAAGCGTTTGGCGAGTGTTAAATCCGCATTGGAAATCTTACGCGCAAATGGCGCTGTGCGCGCTGAACATGTTGACAAGAGCACCGGCGAAGTTCGTTTGTTAAGTGACGGTGCAGTGAGCCGCGCCTTATACACATTCCGTTTGCATCCAGAACAACTTTGCAGACCCACTGCAAAAATGACCATGGCGAGTTTGCACCCGAACCATGTGTGGCAAATCGACCCATCACTGTGTGTGTTGTATTACCTTCCTCACAAAAAAGGTGAAGCACTGCAGGTGATGAGTGAAAAAGAATTCTACAAAAACAAACCTGAAAACATTATTCGCGTTGAAAAAGAGCGCGTGTGGCGCTACGTGATTAGCGATCACACCAGCTCAGCATTTTATTTGCACTACGTACCCGGTGCAGAGACCGGCAAAAACTTGGTTGATAGCTTTATTCCCGCAACACAAAAGCGCCACCCCAAAGACCCTATGCATGGCATTCCACGCATGGTTGTTGTTGACCCAGGTAGCGCGAACACTGGCGCTGTTTTCAAGAATTTATGTGAAGCATTAAACATTGAATTGCAAGTAAATCAGCCCGGCCAACCTTGGGCAAAAGGCACCGTTGAAAAGACGAACGATATTGTTGAATGCGAATTTGAACACCGCATTAAGTACATGCAAAACCCACCCACCAGCATTGATGAGTTGAATGAGAGTGCGTGGGCGTGGATGCGTTGGTTCAACGCAACACAAAACCATTCTCGCACAAAGCAACCTCGCTATGCAGTGTGGGCGCGCATCACTGAATCCCAATTAATTATTGCACCTCCCGCAAACGTGATGCGCGAACTGAGTTATTCGGCACCTCAAACGCGAGTGGTATCAACCCAATTAACTATTGACTTTAAAGGCCAAGAATACGACGTGAAGTCTGTGCCTAGTGTTGAAGTTAAAGAGACCGTATTAGTAACCATGAACCCATGGCGCAACGATGGCAGCGTTCAAATTATTACCGCTGACGATGAAGGCAAAAAAGTCATCCACGTTATCGAACCCATCAAGAAAGACGAATTTGGGTTCCCCATTAATGCACCCATTTTTGGTGAGGAATACAAGCGCCATGCAGATTCTGCTGTTGATAAAAACCGCAAAGCGGTTGAGCGCTTGGTGATGGATGCATCCACCGATGAAGAAGCAAAGCAAAATCGTAAAGGCAAAAAAGTGCCATTCGGTGGCCGCATAGATCCTATGAAAAATGTTACCGACACACAGCTGGTGGATTACTTGCCCAAGCGTGGCACTGCAAGCGATGTAGTTGCGCCTACCGTTGAATATAAGCCCTTAACCATAGCTGCAGCTGCAAGACGCTTGGCTGCGCATCCTGACGGTTTTTGGAACGGTTCTGAACATTTTGCTTGGCTGAGCCAGCGTTATCCCAATGGTGTGCCAGAAGAAGAATTGAGCGCGATTGCTCAACAACTGCAGCAGGTGAATGTTACACCGCTGCGTTTAATTAAATAGGCCAGCGGGCCTTCATGGGTATCAAGCAGTTGCCCCGACAATATGGAGTTACATCATGCTTGCGTTAAAAGAAACCTTAAACGAATTAGGTATTTTGCAGACCAAACTCGCCATTTATTGTGATGTTAGTAACGCCGCTATCGCGCAATTATTAAATCACAACTTATGGCCAAAATCAGCCAATCTTGCTACGCAGTTGCGCCAAAAAATATTGGAATTTTTACAACCTTACGATGCAGCCAATGAATCTGTATTTGATGTAGTTGAAACCAAAGCTGTAGTGCGTTTGCAGTCAGTACCGCAACCGATAACACCCACTTCCAATAAAACAAAGTCCGAGGAGGACGACCATATGCTGCTACGTAGACAATCATTAACCCCCGAAGCAAAGCGCCATTTTTCACTCGTTCGCAATCCGTTTGATGATTTGGCAAGTGTTGAGGATATGTGGGTTAGCCCCGACATTCGTTACGTGCGAGAGTGCATGCTTACCACTGCTAAGCACGGTGGTTTTCTTGCGGTGGTTGGTGAAAGTGGCAGCGGTAAAACCACGGTGCTCACTGATTTGGAGCAGCGTATACACAGCGACAAGCTGCCAATCATTGTAATCAAACCTTATGTGCTTGCCGCAGAGGAAACCGATCATAAAGGCACGATGCTCAAAAGCGCGCACGTTGCGGAATCCATATTGCGTAACCTTGCGCCCAACTCTCCAGTGCGTATTTCACCAGAGGCACGTTTCAAGCAATTACATAACGCATTGATCAGTTCGCACCAAGCTGGCTATAGCCATTGCCTTGTCATTGAAGAAGCGCATTCAATGCCCATCACATCGCTCAAGCATTTAAAACGCATTCTCGAATTACAAATTGGCTTCACGAAATTGGTGAGCGTAATCCTCATCGGCCAGCCTGAGTTGATGATCAAGTTAAGCGAACGCAATGCAGAAGTGCGCGAGGTTGTACAACGCTGTGAAGTTGCGCATTTGCGCCCAATGGCCCCACAGCTGCTCGAAGAGTTTCTGGCATACCGCTTCAAACGTGTGGGCAAAAATCTGAATGAAGTGATTGATCAAAGCGGCATCACGCAAATTACAAAACGCCTTATTTCCAAATCTAAAGAAAGCCAGCTTTATCCACTCGCCGTGGGTAATTTCATGCTTGCAGCGATGAATATTGCTGCAAGCATTGGTGTGCCGGTGATTGACGCCGCTGTTATTGATGAGGTCGCTTAATGGAAGCTGCTGCTGAAAAAGCGCCTTCTATTTTATTGCAGCGTGCGGACGCCGTTCACCGCTGCATAAAAGAGTTGGAGCGCGAACACCATCAGGTGCAAGCCATTTCTATTACAGATTCAGCCGCTGTTGTGCAACTTAAAAACACACCCAGTTGTAAGCGTATTTTGGCCCGTGAAACAACCGTTGTGAATACTAATCAAGGGCGCTTTGTTGTAATGCAATTCAAACTGTTTGGGGTTTATGTGCAGTGGCTACGACCATTTTTTATCACTGAGGTTAAGCAACCTCCTAAGGGGCATTAATGGGTACGCAACAAGTCTTTGGGTACAGCAAGAACGATATCGAATCGGCAGAAAAAATGCTGCGCCTTCATTTGGAGAAGTTATCAAAACATATTACGTGCAACGAATGGCCTTTGGCCTGCAGCGTACTGCGTGCCATTGAAGGCGAATGCACGCATGCAAACCGTATTGCCGCCTCACTGAATTTTCAGGCTTCAGTAAAGCGTACTTAAATTTAATAACCGGAGAGGTGCTATGACTGAAAAACAAATTCCCGATGGCTTTATGGAAAATGCGAAGGGGCACTTGGTGCCCATCGAAAGCATTAAGCCTATTGATATGGAGCGCGATCATTTGGTGAAACAAATAGTCGGCAGCGCCAGATTTTTGAGTTACCAACTGGGGCAATTAAAGGCCAGTTTGTTTGGCGATATCGAAGCCTTCTTGGATTTATCGTTGGAACAATACGGTGTGCGGCAAGGCGGTAAAAAAGGCAATGTGACGTTATTTTCTCACGATGGCCGTTACAAGGTTCAGCGTGTTAATGCGGATTGCGTGAGCTTTGATGAACGCTTGCATGCGGCCAAGGCCTTGATTGATGAATGTCTGCAAGATTGGAGCAAAGATGCTCACCCCGGATTAATTGTGCTGGTGAATGATGCATTTCGCACTGACCGCAATGGTGAGTTGCGCACAGCACGTGTCCTCGCGCTGCGCCGCCACAATATTCAGGATGAGCGTTGGAAACGTGCAATGGAAGCGATTAGCGATGCACTGCAAGTTAGCGGTTCTACCACTTATGTGCGTGTGTATGAGCGCGTTGGTATGACGGATGAGTACAAGTTAATTCCGTTGGATATAGCGGCAGTTTAAGGAATAGACATGAGTGACGATGCAGATAGAGCTTCACAAATTGAAGAGGATAACTTGGCGGTGATTTTGGCAAATAGGCCGAAAACCACTACAGGTGTTAGTGCTGTTGACTGCGAGGAATGTGGCGATCCTATTGAAGAGAAACGCCGCATAGCGTTACCCGGTATTCAGACCTGCTGTTTTTGTGCGCAGCTGAATGAAGATAAAGGCAAGTTCAAAATGGGGCGTGTACGGTGAAAACATTAGGCAAGCTTTTCAAATTTGTTGGCAATCTTATGTTGGGTTTGTTTGTGTTGCTGGTCATTTACGGTTGGGCAAATGACATACCCAATACCGCTGGTTTTGTGTGCTGCCGATAATTCAGGTGATAACTATGGTGGCAATCACTAAAACAGATGAGCGTACTCGATTGATTCGGTTAATCCATGTTGGCCGCCGTGAATTGGGCATGGATGATGATTCTTATCGCGCCATGCTTGCTAACACACCGACATTGGAAGGTGCTACATCAAGCAAGGATTTGACCATTCCAAAACTCAAGGTGGTTTTGGAATTGCTCAAAAAGAAGGGCTTTAAGGTTGTTCCAAAAAGCCCTAAAAGTACGTGGAAACCCGTCAGAAGCACCAAAAATATGGCAGATGATGCTCAAAGTAAGCTAATTCGCCACCTTTGGTTGAGACTGCATGAGGTTGGTGCTGTACGCGATCCTTCTGAGGCGGCGTTGGGTAAGTTTGTATGCCGAATGGTGAAAATAGAGGCACTGCAGTGGCTGGATAACCGCCAAGCCAGCCGTGTGATTGAAAACCTGAAAAAGTGGCTTAACCGAGTGGAGGGCGAGAAGTGAATCAATCCCAGACAGCTAAGCGCCGCCATGAGCTATGGCAGGATCTGGCATCCTGTGTTGCCGATATGAGTAAGGAGTTTGAATTGCCTGCGGAGAAGGCCGAGCAGCTGGGCTGGTATATCGCCAATGCCATGGCTGAGCACTGGGGTGGCCAGCAAATCTCCTTCCCAAAGGATGTGAAGTTTCACCTTACTCAGCGCGATCAGGATATCTACCAGAAATTTAATGGCCGCAACCATTGGGAGTTGGCGAAGGAGTATGGCGTGACTACTAGAGCTATTTACAGGATCATCGACCGGGCTAGGAAGATCTATGTTGACGAGCGCCAACCTAAATTATTCGACTAATATGGGCAGTCTGTACCCGTTGCCCACGTTGAAACGCCTTTTCACAATCCCATCCCACTAAATCCCCTTATCTCCCTGTATATCCCACATTTATCTCACATCCTTGTGGTATTTATCTCAGTTCCCTTCAGTAAATTCACGTAAAAAACTCGGCTTCGGTCGAGTTTTTTATTGCTGGTTAGCTCCCCATCTTCTGTTAGAATGCCGCCTTCATTGATTTGGAGTGGCTATGTCATCTTCTTTTTACGAA